CCCCATTAATAAATTCAACTGCTGGTANAGGGTCAATATTATATCCCTTATCCCTCATGTAGTTAGTTAATTCGATTATTTTATTTTTATAATCTATATCCTTAGAATATGAAGCATTTTCATTTATTTCTTCAGTTACTACATCTTGTATATAACCAAATATTTCTATTTTTTCATCATCAGTTAAATTTGATGGTAGGAATTGATAGAATGCTTCTGGGGATTGTTTTGCTGCTGTTCGTGCTTTGGTTCCACTAACGTTAGCATCTGGGGTTTCTATTGTTTTAACTTTAATGTTTGGGTATTTATCTTCTACACCTGTTGTTCTTAAAGTAATATCTTTTATATCATCCTCATTACCCGCACGAGCACCTATAACAAAATAAACAACCTCTTCAGGGTTATTTTTTGCATATCTTAAAATATCACCTATCGGTGCTTTTGAGGGTTGGATTTCTACTTTTTCAGGAAGATAATTTTTATAAATATCCCATATCAACAAAGATTCTTCTTGAGTAATACCATTACGTTCTCCGCTACCCACATATATGATAAATTTATCTATTTCTGGGAAATCGGATAGTGCTTTTTGTACTACTTCAAGATGTCCTTTCGTTGGTGGTTTAAAACCACCTCCATAAACAGCGGTTACTAAATTATCACCAACTATTTCGGATATTAACGATTTAGTTAATAGATTCATCTATTGTTTTAGTTTTTGGATTTTTTCTTTGGCGATGCGTTTTTTTTCTTCAATATCCTTTTTAGCACCACGATAATCTTCCATAGCATCTTCCATTTCTTTTAAAGTTGCTCCATATTCATTTAACGCCTCGGACCCTGCTCTTTTAGCACCTAGTTTATCCTTAAATATGCCTAAAATATCTTTTGCCTCTATAGATAATGACATAAGTTCTGTAATTGTTAATTCTTTAACTAGATCATCTACATCATCCATCTTACCTATGGGTTTTGTAACTACAAAAAATTTACCAATTTCATCAACTTGAGGTGTTACTACTTCAGTAACCGCTTCAACAGGTAATTCATTTTGTTCTACTTCGTTTAATATGTCTATTAATTTCATCATTTTAAAAATTGTTGTATACGCATTTGTGCTTCGTCTTTAGACATTGTATACTCAATTACATCATATACAAAATCATCATCTAACATAGCTTGAATTTCTTTTTTATCTTGAGCATTTCGCTCATCTGATTTCTTTTGTTGGGCTGGGGTTTTTGGTTTAGTACCTGTTGGTTTGAAGGGGTCAAGATATTTATTGATAATTTTATCTATATCTTGCATTCTATCATCTAATGTATTAGCAACCGCTACAAAATTATTACCGAATAAATCAGCATATTTAGGTAAATTTTCAGTTACACCTTTCCAAGTACGCATTACAATTGCAGGTGCCAAACTTCTATCTTCACCTCCTGATTTTGTATATCGGTCTTGGTTTTGTCTTAATGAACGCTCTAAATCAGTATAAACATAAAGCATAAATACATCGTACCCTGCTTCCTCTAATTGTTGTTTTAATTCTGCTGTTTTATTATATGAAGCTGCGGTACCATCCAATATAAATGATTCTTTACCTTCAATAGTAGCTTGTACTTCACCTTTAAATTCTTTATTAGCTGCGGCCATTGCTTTGGCTTGTTCACTTCTTTCTTCGGGAGTAGCATTTTTAAGATCTAAGGTAACATTAGCTTTTTTAAGCATATCAATAAATGTATTATCGATATTTAATACTTTTATTCCACCTAAATCTAAACCTTTTAATATATACCCTTTACCAGCACCAGGAGCACCAGCTAATATAATAGCTTTAGGTTTATTTATTGCTTCTTTTAACAATTGTATTAATGAAATCATTCAATGTGTGTTTGCCATACATATTATAGGTTTCTTTTAGCTTGCGTTCTAAATTCTGTGAAAATAGGTGAGTGTTTGGGGTTTTCTAGATCAAATAACTTTTTAACTGTATTAAAAATTTCTAGATTTTCTTCTTGACTACGAGATGATTCATACATTTCCCACCCTTTACCTTGAATCTTACCTTCTTTAGGACCACGTTTATTTGACTTTAACCATAAAACACCATAACGATCTGGGGTATGTCCAAAACATTCCTCGTAACATTTACCATAAACCGCAGTTTGAAGATCATATGTTGTTTGGAGGTGATTAGATGTTTTAAAATCAATAATCCAAAGTTCACCATCAATTTTACAAAGCATATCACAAGTACCTGCTACTTTAAGCTCATCTGAGAATAGATGTACTTCAGTCTCAACTAGTTCAGGTTTGTACTCTTCCCAAAAATCAACAAATCTTAGGAACATTTGCCAAACGAGTGTATCGTATTGTGGGTGTCCTGATTTAGATAAGAAATTTAATTCTTTACCGTTTAAATAATCCTCAATCATTTCATGTGTTTGAGTACCTTGATCTGCTGCTTTACGTACAATATGTTCGGAAGCATATCCCACTTTTTTTAACCAATCTTCAAAGAATTTACCTTTTGGGTAAGCTCCTAGAACATAAGTGATAGATGGATAATATTCGCCATTACGTTGATAATAACGAGAATCGGGCATTGTAATTTGTTTAGCATCATCTGATACTTCTAAAATACGTTTATACGAATTTTTTAATACAATTTTTTTACTCATAAGAATAATTTTTTCTCTAACAACCCTGAAAATGTTATAGGGTATGTTTCTTGAATTAGTTTTGTGAAATTACTAAAACCCATTTCACCCGGGTCTTTATCTTGTAAATCTACAAGATATACTTCTTTACCTTCATTCATTAAACGTTCACAGAACGTTAATGCCTGTTTTTGAGCGTCTTTATCCAACGCAATATATATTTTTTTAACACTCGACGTAACAATCTTTTTCATTAAATTAGACTGTATATTTTTACCTAATAAAGGAATAGCATTACGTTTAATTGCTAAAGCATCAAATGGCCCTTCACATAATATTAATGGCAAATTCCAATTGATATACAATTCAAAAGGGATAATATCTCTAGATACTGATGGGTTTTTATATTTAATGTATGGTTCTTTCTCAAATGAACGTCCTGTAAAATAATTGAGGGTTCCATTAGCATCATATGATGGAATTATAATCATTTTAGAGTAACGACCTGTGGCACAATATCCGATATTATACTTTAACACATCATCCATACTTATATTTCTTGATTTTAGATAGGCTAATGCTTGTCTACCTTCAATATTAGATTGTTTTATATTTTCGAATGATTGATATTCTTTAGGTAATTGTACTATTTTTTTAACAGTAATATTTGTTTCTTTACCTACATATTTTACAATGGCTTTTAATTCAGCCATTTTTTCAGAAGAGGCACTTACAGCTCTAAATAATTGGTATAATTTTTTACCTTTTTTATCACAAACCCAACAATGCCACGGGTTTTCCCCTTTAGAATTTTCAGATAAATTAACTTCTAGTTTGGGTTTAGTATGATGGCATAACGGGCAGTGGTAAGCATAATTACCTCTTGCCGTTGATTTACCAGAACCAAGCACCGAATTAGTCAATGCAACTAGACTTTGATTTACCATATAGCTCGTAATATACGAACAATATTTTACACATCAAAGTCGCGAGTAAAGAACTTACCGAGAATGTTGTCGTTGAAGAACTCATCGGGTTTTTCTAAAACCTCATAGAGTATTTGATATTTTAACTCGTAGTAAGTTAATAATTTTTTTGTAGGAGCACAAATTAAAATTTCACGTTCGAAATTTTCTTTTGGTTCTATTTTGTATAATTCTTTTAGGAATTTATTTGAACCCCAATATGTTTTCCAATTAGATTCTTTGACGGCCATTTTATATGATGGGCGACGACCTACTACACCCTGTAGTTCTTTAAGTTCTTTTTTGCCTAATTTAACTTTAGTTGTATTTTGAAGTATTTTTCTACCAATATACATCTTATCCGTAGGTTTATGTATTATTCTATATACAAAACCATGGGTGTTGTCAGGAAAATCAGAAAGTGATTCCATTTCCTTTTTATTATATAACCACATATTAATTTAATTAGGTTCGGTACCAACCCTGATACATTACATCTGCTGTTGCTCCTTCAAATGTTACTGTAGTAGCATTGAGGGATGGAGATATTGGAACTGCTGGGTTTGATGGGGCAACTATTTCGTTTGCTGTTATTATTAAATCAATACCAAAACCACCTACGGGGGTAAATCCAAATATTTGTTGTAGATCAACAAATGCACCCGGTCCTACAAGAAATTGGGCAACACCTGCAATTGGAATCCATGTTGATGATACTGCTGGGTTTTGGCTATCGGGGGTAGTAGCCATTGTTAATGAAGAACCACCACCTGCATTTAAAGCATGTGAAGCTGTTACTGCAAAGGATGCTGTAACTGTTAATAGATCTGTTGATGGTTGATAATGCATACCAGAACCATCAGAACCAGAATCAGCATATATTTGTTTATTAGCTGAACTTACAGGGCTATCAGCAAATAATACTGAGTATATTGTGGGAGATGTTATATTATTATTTATTCTTGCAAAGTTAGCATTTGTTGATGTACCTTGAACATCTCCTTTTAAACTACCAGTCATTACTAATCCAGTAATAGTTCCTGGATTTCCTGTGCCTAATGCTGTATATAATTGAGTTATATCTGTAGTTTCTACAGTATTGCCATTTACAATGTTTGAATTATCTAAAGTTGCCATTTTATTATCTGTCTATATTAATAAGTATTGTTGTATCTGTAGTAGTTGAAGTAGGTAGTGGTTGTGATAATTTACCCACTGCTAATAAATTTTGGTATTCATCGTATAATCCTACAGTAGTAACATAAGGACTAAAATAAGATTCAGTTACAAATCCATAAAGGGTTCCATCTGTTGAACCTGAAATTATTGAAGGNTTTAAACTAAAATTAAATTCACTTTCTCTAAGTGTACATTTGTATTGTGTTTCAAATATATCTAAAGATGAGGAAAATGAACAAGTTACATTAGACGCCGTTACAAAATTTTCAATAAAGGTTGAATCTCCTAGGCCATAAAGTATACTACCATATGAACCCTCACCATAGCCATCTCCTAAGGGAATACCATCGCTAGTTAATACTATTATTCCGTGGGCATAAAATATATTTCCACAAATTTGATTATTGTATATAATATTTCCTTCACCATCATCTGTTATAGAACCACTTGGGGCTGTATATTCAAATGAATTAGGTT